AAAAACTTTTCTTTTGGTGAATATGCTAATGGCACTTTTATCTTTTGAATAACATCTCCATCACTATTTGTTCTATGAATAACAATGTTATTAAAAATTGTACCAAATGCTACAACTACTTTTCTCAATGACTCGTGGTAAAATTGTCTTCCAAACATTATTCGTCTACCTCACCAAATGGATTACGTTCCGTGAAATCTAGTATATCATCATCTTGTGAATCATACGTATCATTATCAGCGTAATTTCTTGTTTGAGTAGCCAAATCAAAATCGTCATTTTCTAATATTGCAAAGTTATAGTTACCTAAAATTGCGTCACTTGACTCAAGTAACAACCCACCACCATCTTCTAAAAGTAGTTGATGATGTAACTTATCTAGCGATAACTTGTCATCAGCTTGATCAATTTCTGGCATACCAGTATCAAATTTTTCTGAACTATATTCAAATCTAGTTGTTTTTAATTTGTAAACTGGCAAGTTACCTAATTGAAAGAATGGCTCTTGATCTTCAACAAACTGTATTTCAAAAAAACTATTCATCAAAGGAACGTAAATAACATCACCTTCGTTAGGTCTTCCTGATTGTATAAGTGTTGCCATATTATCAACTTGATTTTGCCAACGTCTTTTTGAAATTACAAACGTTGTGTCTTCTCTTATTTCTAAACCAAATTTAGATACCAACTCTTGTTCACCTGCAAAACCCTCAGTTGTTTCAACATACATTTCTAACATATATGATTGATCAAATTTAGAAAGAGTATCCTCTCCTAAAACTAAATCGTGGTTAACTAATGTTCTTGGTAAGTAGTAACAATCGTGGCCGTAAATTCTTAGGCCTTCTATGATTAAATCTTCGTGTAATCTTTTTTCAGATTCGTTTCCGATTCCGTTGCCACCTTGGAAATAATGATTAACTGGCATGGCATTATCCTATCATATACGTTACAGGCGTTTCGTATGTGCCTCTTATTTCTTCTTCTAATTTTCGTATATCTTCTTGTGCTTCTTGGAATATCTGTTGACCATTTAATGTAACTCCACCGATCATAGTCACACCATTAAATTTTGAAAGGTTTGCACCCCATTGTCTTTTAAATAAGGCTGTGACGTATCTTTTTAGGTATATGTCATTATAAACATCTGTCATAACTGTAGGGTCTAGTTTTCTAAAACATTCAATTACAAGATACTCACCAACTGATATATCAGTTTTCCAATCCATATCCACAAATAATTTGTTGTTGTACTGATTAAATCTAATAGGTTTTTCACCTACCAATATGTGGTCTAAAAAATCTAAATGTCTTAATACCATATCATAATGAATAATTGATGTTGATGAAAAATCGTATAGATCGTTTAGTCTTAATTGGTATCTTATGTCAAATAAGTTTTGATTACCTCTATTTGAAAGAGGAAAAATTCTTGTTACTGCCAATACAGCTTCAGGTACTACTATAAAATTATTTTGTTCAGTCCACGTAGTAGTTACAGAATTTTTAGTTACACTTGAAGAAGTGTCTCCCGTAGGAGATTTAATTCTATCTACGTCTGTTTGAGTAACTTGATATTTTAGATATGTTCTTTCAACACCATCATAATGATATTGAGCAAAGTATTGTAACGCTTCATCTAATCTATCTTCTAATTGATCATCATCTACGTTAATTTCAATAACAGGCTTACCTAATGTTCTTAAAGCGTACTGTTTTAATTGTTCTCTACTTGCTGGGTTGGCCATATTAATCCTTTATTACTATTTATATGATTTTCCATCTAGCAATTACACGTACCTATAGTAATCACAAAATAACGTTTTATGATGTAGATTAATAATTATTACGTTGCAGAACCGTATAACGATTTAACAGTTGATCCAGCAGAGTCTAAAATCTGTAACTGAACAGCACTAGTCAAGTTTGATGAAGTCAAACCAGAAATTGTGTTTGAACCAGCATCAATCGTTTTGTTTGTCAACGTTTGAGTAGCAGTTAATAACGCAATACTAGCCGTATCTGATAAATCAGTTGAAGCGATTGAGATGTTTGCACTACCATCAAATGATTGGCCAGCGATTGTTCTAGGCGTTGCTAATGTTGTTGCGTCAGCAGCAAGTGTTGCTGTATCAGCATTACCTGTTACGTTACCAGTTACGTTACCAGTTAAAGCACCTTCAAAAGTTGAAGCAACAATTGTACCACTTGTAATTGTTAAATCACCTGTTGATGTATTTGTAGCAGTTGTAGTACCAAATATAAACTTATCAGCACTTTCATCCCAAGCCATAATCGCATTGTCACCAGTACTTCCTCTTTCGATTAAGATACCAGTATCATTAGCGTTTGAAGCTGCACCAGAGTTTAACTCTATTAAGTTATCAGCAATTGTTGTATTTGTTGAAGCAACAGTTGTTGTTGTTCCGTTTACAGTTAAGTTTCCTGTAACTGTTAAATTTGTTGAAACTGTTGTATCACCAGAAATAGTAACAGTATTACCTGAATTAGGATTAATCTCTATATTTCCACCATTGGCAATAGTAATATTACTTGTTGAGTTTTGTATGTATAAAGCACCTGTTCCAGCATTATCAATTACTGTCTGTGTAGAGTCAGCGTCACCATATTTAATACTGTCAGAGGATAAAACAAGATCAGATGCAGAATCAGGATTTAATGTAATACTACCTGTACCACCTTCAATAATAGAAATTACTGGACTTGTTAAAAATTTGTTTGTTAATGTTTCAGTACCAGCCAATGTAACAAATGAACCATCACTTAATGCACTATTAAATTCAGCAGTTGTACCTGTTAAAGTACCTTCTGATAAATCTAATGTTAAAGTGTTTGAAGCACTATCAATAGTTTTATTAGTTAATGTTTCGCTACCAGCCAATGTAGCAAATGAACCATCACTTAATGCACTATTAAATTCAGCAGTTGTACCACTTACTGTATTGTTTGTTAAACTAATAGTTTTATTAGTTAACGTTTCTGTTCCTGCTGTAGAAGCAAAAGAACCTTGAGCTCCAGCATCAAGTGCAGAATTAAATTGTGCAAAAGTACCTGATATTGTATTACTTCCTAAAGCAATAGTTTTATTAGTTAATGTTTGAGAACCAGTTAATGTTGCAACAGTACTATCAATGTTTAAAGTAATTGTATCTGTTGTAGCAGTTGATGTTAATCCAGTACCACCAGCAATTGTGAAAGTATCTGTACCAACTGTAATTGTGTCTGTACCACTATCACCAGCAATTGACATATTTGAAGATATGGCAGCTGTACCAGCAGCAGTTAATCGTCCTTGAGCGTCAACTGTAAATGTTGGAATTGCAGTTGAAGAACCATAAGAACCAGCAGAAACAGCTGTGTTGTCTAGTGTTACTGTTAATGTGTTTGATGAACCAGATGTACTAATACCAGTTCCACCAGCAACTGTAAATGTTTCACTATCTAAATCAATAGATAATGCACCACCAGAGTCACCTTGGAAGTCTAGGTCACTAGCAGTTACTTGAGCGTCAACATATGCCTTAATTGATTCAGATGAAGCAAGAGTTGATGAAGTTGCTGTTGCAAACGTATCATCATCTAAAATTGCAGTACCTGAAACACCAGTGTTAATAACTGGAGATGTTAAAGTTTTGTTTGTTAAAGTATCTGTTGTTGCTTTACCAACTAATGTGTCAGTAGCGTCTGGAAGAGTAATTGTTCTATCAGCAGTAGGGTCACCTGCTGTTAAAGTTAATTCGTAATCGTCACTTGTACTACCTTCAAATACTAAAGCGTTTTGTACATCAATAGTAGTTGAGTTTACAGTAGTAGTTGTTCCTGATACTGTTAAGTTACCTGATACTGTTAAGTTATCATCAATTGTAACTGTACCACCAGCTGAATCTATAGTAAGATTTCCTGATGATGTGTCTATTTCGTTATTTCCTGTTACACCGATTTGAATGTTTCCTGATCCATCTCCAATGGTTTCACCACCTGCAGTAGATCCATCGTGTAAACGAAGTTTATTTAAATCTGTATCTACCGTTAATTCACCGACTGAACCTGTATAGGCATCGTTCTCAGCAGTAGTACCTCTTCTTAATTGTAAAATTGTTGGCATTGTTGTTTTCTCCCTTTTTTAACAAACTAACTGTATTATTTATAATAATAAGTTATTTTACTCCCTATTTTTAATTTTAATTTTAAATATAACCAAAATCCACTATTCCAACTGCCGCAACAATTGTTCCCATATCAATAATATCGAAACCTGGATTTTCACAATCCGTTATTACTTGTTCTAAAGAAACCCCAAAAGCATCTACTGGTGAATTATTAACTCCAGCTTCACCACCACTTAAATAAATTGTTTGTACTGCTGATTTGTCTAAAGAAGTAGCCTTCATTTCAGCAAATCTAACTTTACTACTATCTACATTGTTTCCTATATAAGCCATTTAATTTCCTTATGTTGAAATATCATCTACTGTACTTACAATAACGTCAAGTGAACTAGCAGTATTAGAAACGACTTTTAAAACGTCTCCACTTTTTACTACGTATTTAGCCCCACCATCTATTACTTGTAAAGCACCACCACTTTGAATTGGTGCACCTTTAACAAGGTACACATCATTTGAAGAGTCAGCATCATTTAATATTACATCAACTTTTATTTCAGCCGCTGTAATATTAGCGCATCCTATACCGATTATTGTGTCATAACTATCAGCCGTAAATACTGTTGTAGCTGAAGTTCCAACGTTTCTTGCTGTGTATCTTCTAAAATTCTGTGCCATATTTTCTCTCTCTTATATTTATATATTTATAATGCAATTGCCATAGCAATAGCAAAACCTTTTGTTGCTCTGTTATCTATTTGTGCTTGAATACCTGATGTAACACCATCTAAGTAATCAAATTCAGTATTACTTACTGATCCAGACGAAATCTTAGCAGCGTCAATACCTGTTGTTAATTGACTATTTCCAATATTTGATATTGTGTTACTAGTTGCGTCAATTGTTTTATTTGTTAGTGTATCAGTACTTGTAGCCGTAATGTAAGACTGTAGATCACTAATTTGAGATTCTGTTACACTTAATGCTGCCTGGTGTTGTGTTACTGAACTTTCAGTTATATTTGCGTCAGGAACATTAGCCCAAGTTACTGAAGCTGTCAAGTCGTTTGTTTCTGTAAACGAAGTTAAGTAACCAGCATCATTTGTCCATTGTGATATATTACCAGATTTATTTGTTAATGTGTCTGTACTAGAAGCGGTAATATAACTTGCACCATTTGTTAACTGATTATTATTTGTAGGAATATCACTTACAAGTGCTACTGTACCTGTACTTGTTGGTAATGTCAAAGTACCTGTATTAGAAATTGTAGCAATTACTGGACTAGTTAAAGTTTTATTAGTTAAAGTTTGTGTTGCGTCATTTAAAGTTATGTTTGACGTATTAGATAAATCAGTTGAAGCAATTGTAATATTAGCAGTACCATCAAATGATTGACCAGCAATTGTTCTTGCTGTTTCTAAAGCAGTAGCTGTAGCTGCATTACCTGAAGTATCTTGGTTACCTGTTGTATTAACACCTGGTAAATCAATATTTGCAGTACCATCAAATGACACTCCACCAATTGTTCTAGCAGTTGCCAATGCAGTAGCGGTGTCAGCATTACCTGTAACATCACCTGTTACGTTACCTGTAACATCACCTGTTAAAGCACCTTCAAATGTTCCAGCAACAAATGTTTCAGAACCAACAGTCCATTTATCTGATGTTTCGTTCCATAATAATGTTTTATTTGTATCATCACCACGTTCTATTTCAATACCACCATTTTCTGTAGCAGAACCTGTAGCATTTGAGTTTAGAACAATTGTGTTATCAGCTAAATTAATTGTTTCTGTATTTACAGTTGTTGTTGAACCTGAAACTGTTAAGTTACCTGTTACAACTAAATTATTTCCTATTGTTACGTTGTCTGGTAAACCAACTGTTATTGTTCCAGAACTTTCTGATACTTCTATTTCGTTTGCAGTTCCAGAGAATGTAATTGTTCCACCTAAAGATGTAGCAGTTGATGTAGAACCATCTGTAACAGTTATAGCTGAGTTTGCAAGTTTGTCGTTACTAATTGAACCAGCTAACTGAGCATTTGTTATTGTACCAACTAGTGAACTTGTAGGATAATTTGTTGCGTCTGATAAATCAAAAGCTGGTGTTGCGTCTGAACCACCTAATGATAATTGAATACCACCATACGATACTGTAGAGTTTGCCAATTTAGCATTTGTAACTGAACTATTTACTAATTGTGAAGCGTTAATAGTTTTATTTGTTAAAGTATCTGTACTTGAAGCTGTTATGTATGCACCTAAGTCAGAAATATCTGATTCAGTAATTGTAATAGTGTTATTTGCACTATCAATTGTTTTGTTTGTTAGTGTTTCTGTACCTGTTGTAGAAACCAACGTAGCGTCTGATACAGCAGTATTAAATTCAGCAAGAGTACCTGTTACAGTATTATTTGTTAAACTAATTGATTTATTTGTTAATGTATCAGTAGTAGCTCTACCAACTAATGTATCAGTTGAAGTAGGTAATGTTAATGTTCCTACGTTTGTAATTGTAGAAATTACTGGACTTGTTAAAGTTTTGTTTGTTAATGTTTCTGTACCTGTTAATGAAGCAAATGAGCCATCCGATAATGCACTATTAAATTCAGCAAGTGAACCAGAAATTGTATTACTTCCTAAAGCAATAGTTTTGTTTTCTAAAGTATCAGCAGAGTCAGCTAAAATGTACGATTGTAAATCTGAAATATCAGCTTCAACAACAGTAATTGTGTTACTTGCAGTATTGATTGTTTTACCTGTTAATGTTTCAGTACCAGCCAATGTAGCAAATGAACCATCTGATAAAGCACTATTAAATTGTGCTGTTGTACCTGTTAAAGTATTATCTGATAAGTTAATTGTTTTGTTTTGTAATGTATCAGTACTGTCAGCAAGTATATAAGATTGTAAATCAGATATATCTGCCTCAACAACAGTAATTGTGTTGTTAGCAGTGTCAATAGTCTTATTAGTTAACGTATCTGTAGTGTTTCTACCAACTAATGTGTCTGTAGATGATGGTAAAGTAATAGTTCCTGTATTTGAAATTGTAGCAATTACTGGACTTGTTAAAGTCTTGTTTGTTAACGTTTGTGTTCCTGTTAATGTTGCAACAGTAGAATCAATGTTAAACGTTACATTGTTTCCTGAACCAACTGTATCAATACCAGTTCCTCCAGTAAATGATAACGTTTCACTATCTAAATCAATAGATAAAGCACCACCTGTATCTGCTTGGAAGTCTAGGCCACTAGCAGTAACTTGAGCGTCAACGTAAGCTTTAATTGCTTTAGCAGAAGCCACAGTATTATCACTAGCAGATACCGAAGCTAAATCAGTATCTAAAACACCAGCAGCAAAATCTGCCACTTCAATATTTGTAATTGAGTTACCAGAACCGTTAGCGTCAAATGTTTTATTTGTTAAAGTATCTGTAGATGAAGCAGTAATGAAAGCAGAATTAGTATTATCGTAATTTGCTAAATCATTATCAACAACTAAATCAATTGTTCCATCAGCGTCTTGGTATGAAGCAGTAATAAGTGTTTCTGTGTTACTACTAAACATTGCACCAGCAATGTCTTGTACTCTTTCAGCGTTTAGAGTTACAGCACCAGAAGTTACTGTAAAGTCTGTAGCGTTAAATGAAGCAACCCCTTTATTAGATGAAGTAGCTTCTTCAGCAGAAATTGTTAAAGTGTCTGTTGCAGACACAACAGCGTCAATTCCTTCACCAGATGTAATAGTTAATGTATTACCTAAATCTAAATCTTGTGTAGTTGATCCATCAGAAATTGTGATCTTACTGTTTGTTAATGAACTGTTTCCAATATTTGTTAAAGTATTTGAAGCGCCACTTATAGTTTTGTTAGTTAATGTATCTGTTGTATCTCTTAATACAAGTGTACCAGAAGCGTTTGGTAAATTAATTGTATTATCAGCTGTAGGATCAACAACTGTTAACGTTGTTTCGTATGCGTCAGCACTTGCACCTTCAAATACAAATGCGTTTTGAATATTAACTGCTGTTGAGTTAACTGTAGTTGTAGTACCGTTAACTGTTAAGTTTCCTGTAATTGTAGTATTACCTGTTACAGATAAATTATTTCCAATTGTAACATCATCTGGTAAACCAATTGTTAAAGTATCACCAGATACACTTGTTTCAATTTCGTTTGCAGTTCCTGAAACAGTAATAGTGTCACCTAAATCTATAGCATTTGTACCACTATCACCTGTAAGTGTAATTGTAGAATTTGTTAACGAAGCATTACCAATACTAGTTAAAGTATTTGAAGCGCCACTTATTGTTTTATTTGTAAGTGTTTGTGTGCCTGTTGTAGTTACAAATGAACTTGGTAATGTTACTGTGTTAGATGATAAATCTAAAGTAGTTGCTAATTTAGCAACAGTAACAGCATTGTTTGCAATTTTACCTTCAGTTACATTTAAGTCAGCAATTTTAGCTGTTGTAATTTGGTCGTCACCGATGTGTTGAGTATCAATTGAACCATCTACATAATGCTCTGAATTTATACTGTCATCAGCAATTTTTGTTCCATCAACTGAGTCAGCACCTAGTTTAGCATTAGTTACAGCCAAATCATTTATTTTAGCAGTAGTTACAGCAAGGTTATCTATTTTAGCTGTTTCAACAGCAGCGTCTGCTAATTGTGTAGTATCAACTCCGCCATTGTCTATATTAAGTGTAATAGCATTTCCACTACTTGCACTTGTTAATCCTGTACCACCTAAAACTGAAAAAGTTTCTGTGTCTAAATCTATTGAACCAGTACCACTATCACCAGCAATTGCCAATGCACTAGCAGTTACTTGAGCGTCAACATAAGCTTTAATTGCTTTTGCTGAAGCAAGTGTGTTATCACTTACAGATACACTTGAAAAAGTTGTATCTAAAACACCAGACGCTAAATCAGCAACTTCAATATTTGAAATTGAGTTACCTGTAGCATTGGCATCAAATGTTTTGTTTGTAAGTGTTGATGTAGATGAAGCTGTTATGAAACCAGAAGATGAGTTATCGTAGTTTGCTAGATTACTATCTACAACTAAATCTATTGTACCGTCAACATCTTGGTAAGTTGCTGTAATTAATGTTTCAGTATTTGAACTGAACATTGCACCAGCAATATCTTGTATTCTTTCTGTTTGTAAAGTAACATTTCCTGAAGATACTGAAAAGTCTGTAGCATTAAATGAAGCCAAACCTTTGTTTGTATCTGTAGCGTCTTCTCCAGTAATTGTTAAAGTATTTGAAGCAATTGCTGTAGTAATACCTTCACCGTTTGCAATTATTAATGTTTCTCCAAGAGCAACAGCGTCTGAACTTGAGTCACTTCCTTGAATAGTAATTGTAGAATTACTTAAAGATGAGTTAGCAATATTTGATAAAGTGTTACTTGAACCACTAATTGTTTTATTAGTTAATGTGTCCGATGTAGCTCTTCCAACTAATGTATCTGAACTTGTAGGAAGTGTTAATGTTCCTGTATTTGAAATAGATGAAATAACAGGAGTAGTTAAAGTTTTGTTTGTTAATGTTTGTGAAGCAGTTGTTGATACTAAAGTAGCATCCTGAACAGCCGTATTAAACTCAGCAAATGTGCCTGTAACAGTATTTGAATCTAAATCAATTGTTTTATTTGATAAAGTTTTAGTGTTATTAGTTGATAGAATATCACTACCACCTAATGTAGCAGTTGTAGCTTCTAAATTGGCAACTAATGTTCCTGTTGTAATTGTTAAATCACCAGATGTTGCACCAGTAAATGTACCAGTACCTACAATAAACTTGTCAGCACTTTCGTCAAATCCGATAAATGCGTTATTACTATCTCCTCTTTCAATTACGATACCAGCGTCATTAGCAGGTGTTCCTGTTGTACCAGTTGCTAATTCTAATATTGAATCTGAAACAGTTGTGTTTGTTGTATTAACTGTTGTAGTAGTTCCATTTACAGTTAAGTTTCCTGTAACTGTTAAATTTCTACTTACACTTAAATCTTGTCCTATTGTTACATCACTTGGTAAACCAATAGTTAATGTATCACCTGATTGTGATGTTTCTATTTCATTTGATGTACCTTGAATTGTTAAAGTGTCACCTAAATCTATTGCTTGTGAACCTGAATCGCCAGCAAGTGTAATTGTAGAATTAGTTAAAGACGCATTAGCAATGTCAGTTAATGTATTAGTTTCACCACTAATTGTTTTATTAGTTAATGTTTGTGATGAATTTAAGTCAACAGCAGCACCAGAACCACCACCAATTGTTGTGCCTGCTGGTAATACTATTGCACTACCATCAGCAGTTATTGTAGCGTCTCCTAAATTAATAGAAGTACCACTTAAATATATAT